GTTGCTCTCGTGAGCTCGAATAACATCAATGACGGTCGGAAGTAGTCTCCGCATCAGATGATTCCTCCTTGATTAACACCTTTACAAACTCCCGCAAGACCTGTTTTTGCTGTTCCGTTAGTGGTTTGTCGCTATAAGTAAGATACCCACCACGTTCCAACAAGGCGTCAAGATCATTTTCTTTTTTTGTGCGTCGTGTATGTTTCCCGTAGGGGGCGATTTCTTCGGAAACCGTTCCTTGTATATAATTCTGGTCCCCCGTTGTCAATGAAGATGGATTTTCCCATCCCATAATATAGGCAGGGGTAACGTGATACACTTCGGCAAGCAGTTCTATCTTATCCACGGGGATGTTTGTTACAATATCATTTTCATATTTATATAGTGTTTGCTTTGAAACAAGCACGCGTTGACCGACTTCATCTTGAGTCAACCCTCGATCTAAACGAAGGGCTTTAAGCCGCGCACCAATAGAACCATCTGGCATATACAATCCCCCTCCTTCTTAAATGATGTGTCATTTATATATTAACATAAACGGTATAAAAAGCAACAAAAAAGTTACTTTTGAAGAATAAAATATCTTGACAGGTTACTTTCTTAGAGTTATACTAATGGTATCCTAAAAAGCTACCAAAGAGAAAGGGGGATGTGAGAATGATAAAAACAAATGAGATTGTCGGTTTGATGGCGAAGCATCAAATCTCACGAAAAGAAATGGCGAAGAGGCTGGGGATAACACCTAAAACCTTTTCGCTGAAGCTAAAAAAAGGGCATTTTGGTTCTGACGAAATTGAAACCATGATTGAGGAACTTAAAATTGAAGATCCTATGTCCATTTTTTTTGCCAAGAAAGTAGCTTTATAAGTTACTTTCTAAGAAAAAACACCTTTCAACGAGAGGTAAAGGAGGTGAGGGGATGGAATCCGAGAAAATCTATCGGCTCGAAAACGCGAGCATAACAAAAGCCCTGCGCGTTGCGTTCGTGCAGGGCGAGGGGACGAAGGAGAGTCCATGTCGGCTGATGTGGCGTTTTTATCTGCCGGATGGTCGCTATATCGGCGAGATTCCGGCAGATGGTCAGGATGACACGAAGCCCGCAGCATCGTCGGCAATGTTTTCAGCGATGATGAGATGACACAGCGCCAGCATGAAGCGTTTCATTTCAGGGACGTTGTAGTCAGGGTGTTTTTGAATCATGTGTGTCTGGTCGTTTCCGATCCATGAAACAGCCTTTGCCAATGATTGTATCTTTGCGGAAGAAATTCTGTCAATGGAACGTCCGAGAGGTTCGTTCAATATCTTGTCCTTCTCATTAGGGCTTTGTTGAATGAGGTACTGCTTTACCAGTGTTTCAAGAGCTTTACGATATGCCATTCCTGTGATTTTGTGTAACCCATTTTGCTCGGCTGTATTTGCTTGGTCATAAAGCTCAAAAAAATCAGGGAAAAGTTCTTTTAGATCGGCTGGAATTGAAATGGGCACTTTTGGATGTGGGAATATTGCTGCGAGCCTTGGGGCTGATTGTGGGTACATTTGCTCATATACTGCAAAGAATGTTCCGGTACAAACAGGACACTCAAACATAAAATGTGTGTGTGCTCCATTTTTATAAGGGAGCGTAGCAATAGGTTTTTGGAACCGGTTAGGAATTTTCGGTTGCATTCCTATTCCACAGAATGGGCATATCCCCGGAAGTTCAAAGTCAAAGGTATCTTCTCCAATTGAAAACTTTTGGTACATAGAAACACTTCCTTTCCCGTTCAGTATAGCACGACGGGGAGGAGAGCAACAACAACCGAAAGAGAGGGGGAGCAATGAGAGTAGATATAGAGCTTCTTCGTAAAACGATGAAGCATCATGGCTTGACGAATGAGAATGCGGGAAAAGCACTTGGCGTATCTCGTGATGGCTTTCAGCGAAGATTGCGAGATAAATCATTCCGCATTGCCGAAGTACATACACTTATACAAGTTATCCCGCTCACAAAAGCGGAGGTATGGAAAATCTTCTTCGCTGAATGAAAAAGATAGGATGCTGCTACATCCTATCTTCTGAAAAAACGTCTCTTGGATTATTTCTTCCCACGGGACGGACGCTGTGAAAGGGCGCTTCCTGCTGCAGTTTTAGAAGCTTTTCCGGTACTCCCACTACGTAATACCTGAGAAGCTGCACGTGCGGCGCGTGCAGAAGTGACCTTGCCACTGTTCGATTTCGCCATATTGATTCACCTCCTATCTCTAATGATTGAGATAATTATACCATATTCTGTATTGTGAATCAATACATACACTAGATATAGTGAGAATGAATGTTTGAAAGTAAAAAGCCGAAACGCCCTTCGGGGCGTCCGCAGGGAGTGACCACCCTGCGCTGATGATGGCAGGTCACGTCCCGCCCATACGAGGCGAATCATGGTAGATAGCAGGCATGGCGGGGCGTGGATGCCGATAGGGGGTGAAGATATGCCAAGGAAAGCGGCTGACGCAGCGACGCTCGACATTGTGAAAGTGCTCACGGATGCTGTCGAGCGAATCGCCGCAGAGAAAGTCGCTGAACAGTCAGAGATGGCGACGCAGCGCATCATTGAGCATCTGCCGGAGGTTGTCTATCTGCCTCCGAAACCTGCGGAGGTGCCGCAAGAACGTCTGCTGAGCGTGGGGGAAGTTGCTGAGATCCTCGGATGCTCAACGGCGACTGTTGCCAAGAGGTTTGAGAGCGGCGATCTGGCGTTTGTGCTCGAGCGCGGCTCGGAGAATCGCAAGGTCCCGTATTCGTGGGTTGTGGAGTATATCCACAGTCTCCCGCGCTATACGGGCAAGCTGAAAGAGAGGAGGAAACAGAATGCGTGAGTTTTGGAAGAACATCATCATCGGTGGGGCGTTTGTAGGCCTCGCAGCGCTCTGCTCGGGTGCTGTGAATCCATGGGACGATACCCGGGATGCTGTGTTGGTCGAGGAGACCTACACGGTGCGCCAGGGCGACACACTCTGGGGGATTGCCGAGGAGTACGTTGCGAAGAACACGGGCACGCGCCGGTATATCCTCGAATACAAGAGCGGTATCGAGGAGCTTAACCCTTGGCTCATGGAGCGCAAGGGGATGATCTACCCGGGAGATCAGCTGACGCTGACCTATTGGGTCAAGGGGGAACAGAAATGAAGAAATGGGTACAGGGCTATCAAGTCCGCGGCTCCGTCAAAGAGGCTGTGGAAGGGACAAGAAGCTTGCTCATTCTGACGCGAAGCGACAGCGGCGTATCTCAGCTATCGTATCTCTGGGATGGCGGAACCAGCGTCGAAATAACGGATTCGGCGATGGGAATGATCTTTGAAGAAGAGACCGTGAATTTCCCGACACCAGATGAGGCAAAAGCCTACATCGTGGGAAAAGCAGAGAACTCCGGAAGTGATTTTTCCCTGAGGGTTGATAGACCTGAACAGCTGGAGGTAGGTCAATGACGCAGTGGCAAGTCTGCCGCGAAGTGTACGGCGGCATACTTCCGATCTGGAGGGCGTGCCGCACAGTGGACGGCATCGCAGAGGTGGACATGCTGATCTATGGCACGCAGAGCGAGGCGATCGCTCGGATGCGAGAGCTCAACGCAAAAGAAAAAGCGCCCGGAGCGGCGGCAACCGCTCTGAGCGCAGGGCAATAAAGCTATAACGTGAGTATATCACGGATGAGGAGGAATAGCAAACATGAGATACAGGGTAAATTTCCGTATTGAGGGGGCTGTCGAGGTAACAGCCTCATCTGAGGAGGAGGCAGAGGAGATCGTCGAGGATATGGAGCGTGGCGATCTGTTCAAGGCGTTTGATTTCGACGAACAGGAATTTTCGGCGGCAGCGTATGAGATAGATGAGGAGGAGTAGAGATGAGGATTCCGAAGCGGCTTCCCGGGGGACTGAAAGCCCTCGTGGAGCTTGAGGAAGCGTTCGGGAGGCTCACGTTGCTCTCGGCGGATATGCAGCGTTACAAGGGGTCGGCACACATTGAGCTGACCTACATTGACAAGGGCTGCATTTCCGGTGACAAACTGGTGACGATTGATTCCAGGCTTTACTACAACAAGTATGAGCGGTGCGTCAAGGAGAGCGCAAGCTCTCATCAGCGCAGTTTTGGCATATTCAGAAAGGCGGTGCTGGCATCGTGAACCTCTACGACATCGATAAAGAAATCCTCTCCTGCGTAGACATGGAGACAGGGGAAATCATCGACGCGGAAAAGCTCGACGAGCTGAATATGGAGAAGTCGCGCAAAATCCGCAATATCGCATGCTGGATTAAAGACCTCAATGCGGAGGCGGCGGCACTCAAAGAGCAGAGGGAGGCATTCGCTGCCCGTGAAAAGGCTGCAAAGAATAAGGCGGATGGGCTCAAGAGTTATCTCGCTGCATATCTCGACGGAAAGTCAGTTAAGGATACAGAGTATCAAATCAGTTTCCGTGCATCTAAGGCAACAGAGATCACAGACGAGGCGGCAATCCCGCAGGAATTCCGTATTCCACAGCCGGATAAGATCGATAAGTCAGGCATCCTTGCTGCACTTAAAGCCGGAGATGCGGTTGCAGGATGTGCACTCGTGGAGCGACAGAGCATCCAGATCAAGTAAGGAGGTAACATCATGAGCAGAGCGATTCTGGTGTATGGGGAAAGCGGGAGCGGCAAGACAACATCGCTCCGCACGCTCGACCCCGAGCGCACATTTATCGTTGATGCCGATCGTAAGGGACTCTCGTGGAAAGGTTGGAAGAAGCAGTACAACGGAACGAAGAAGAACTACACGCAAACATCAAGCGTTCCGACCATTGAAGCTATCTATCAGAAGATGCAGGGAGAATGGGCGGATAAGTTCGACACGCTCGTCATTGACGGGCTCACCACCATCATGGTGGATGATGAGATGCGCAGAGCGAAGGAACGCGGCTTTGATAAGTTCATCGACCTTGCGCAGTGCGTCTGGAACATTGTATCGGATGCGCATCTCTTGCGCGAGAATTTGACCGTCGTCTTTATCGCCCATTCACTCACGGAGCATGACGAGAGCGGCTACCAGTGGACGCACGTCAAGACTGGCGGACGCAAGCTGGACAAGATTGTCCTTGAGTCCAAATTCACGACGGTGCTCTGGGCAAAGGCTCTGGATGGGCGTCACGTCTTTGTTACACAGGCAGACCATTCGACGGCAAAGAGCCCGATGGATTGCTTTGAAAAAGAGATTCCGAACGACATGGCTGCGGTAATCGCGGCACTGAAAAAGTATGAGGAGGACGATGACAATGATGACCAAACCAAGTAACTGGGACGAGACGGCCGCCGTAACGGGAGAATACACCCCGTTGCCGCCGGGGGGCTATGAGTGCCGTATCATCAAGGTGCAGCTGGGCGAGTCAAAGAGCGGCGCAGAGATGCTGACAATCGCCTTTGACATTGAGAGTGGCCCGCACATGGGCTACTACCGCAAGCAGTACGAGGGGCGCAAGGCGGGCAATGCTGATGCGAAATGGGGCGGTATGTATTATCAGCTCACGGCCGGTGATCATCAAGGGCGCTTCAAGGGTATGCTCCAGAACATCGAGAAGTCAAATCCCGGCTACACATGGGATTGGAACGAACAGAGCCTTGTTGGAAAGCTTTTCGGCGGCAAATTCCGCGAAGAGGAGTACATCTACAACGGCAGAATCTACACCTCGACCAAATGCATTTCAATCTTGCCGATTGAGGGCATTGAGACAATCGCAGTACCGGAAAAGAAATGCATCGAGGCGGAGATGCGTGGAGCATATACCGCCGATGATTCGGACATTCCGTTCTGAGCATGGTGCTCCTAGGTGATGTTGTGGAGGAGCGGGATGATGGGCTTACGGTCTTTGTCCCGTTCCCTCATGGCAAAAAGAGACCAGAGGGGTATCAACCGACTGTTGGCGTTGAACTCGTTGATGAGCGTCACATATCCGCCGATCAGCGCAAGAAAGCCTATGTGCTGATCTCCTACATCGCTGCATGGTGGGGATATACCCCGCTGGAATGCATGAAGGAAATGCTCAAGCTAATGTTTGTGGGCGAAGCAGAGACGCTGCGAAGGTCATTCTCACTCTCGAACTGTGACATGACGACCGCAAGGCTGTTTATCACCTACTTGATTGACTTCTGCATCCTCCATGGCGTTGACGTGGGAGAGCCACTATACCAGCTCTCAGAGGACATCCCTCGCTATGTGTGGGCGTGTCTGATGAATAAGCGGTGTGCGGTCTGTGGCAGGAAAGCCGACCTGCATCACTGCAACGGCGGTATCGTCGGAATGGGAAACAATCGGGCGCATATCAATCACATTGGACGCCCCGCACTGCCTCTGTGCCGAAAGCATCACAATCTCTGCCACGACATGGGAGAGACGGATTTTCTCAAACGGTACATGCTCGAGCCCGTGAAGATTGATGAGCGGGTTGCAGATGTGTACCGGCTCAATCGTAAATCCCGTAAAAACGCATAGAAAGGAGGACGCGGCATGGACTACATTCGACAGCTCAACACATTTCTAACCATGAGTGCGGGGAACCTCCCCGGCACCCCTTTCACTGTTTACATGAGACTATTTCAGATTGCCAACATGAGAGGCTGGCCGGAGTGCTTTCCCGCATCAGACGCAGAAATCTGTTTGATGACTGGAATACGGAATAAGAAGACCATAGCGGAAGCGCGGCGCGTTCTCGAACAAGCGGGGTACATAAAAACCATTCGGGGAGGGAAACATCAGGCGACACAATACCAACTTGTTGAGCTTGGAATTGCACCGGTAATTGGTAACCAAAATACCCCAATTACTACCCCAATAGATGGTGCAATTACTACCCCAATAGATGGTGCAATTACTACCCCAATTACTGGACACTATATAAAACATAAACGTAAAACGGAAACTGAAACAAAAAAAGAAAAGCAAAAAGAAAAGGCTGGCATCTTTTTAGATGACTACACCGACAATGCAGAACTCCTCGAGGCTCTCCGAGGATTCGTGGAGATGCGTAAGAAGATCAAAGCACCGCTTACGGAGCATGCCTTTTCTCTGCTCCTCAAGAAGCTTGACGGGATGGGGAACACGGACGAGGAGAAAGCTGCGATTGTCAATCAAAGCGTGATGAACAGCTGGAAAGGGCTGTTCCCACTGAAACAGGAGGTGAAACAGAGTGGAGCACATATCAGTCATAGCAAAGATGCTCTCGACGAGAGGTATCCAGATTTCGCAGAGGCAAACCGAAACTACGTCCCTCCGTGGGAAGTACGACCTGCCGGCGGAGGAGATCGAGCGGCATCGGGATGAGATTGCGCATATTGAGCGCCTGCAAGACCTCTGTCGCGGATGTACGGGGGAGAGCTGCAAGCAGACGTCACAGGGGATGATTCCGATGGTGGAGACATCTCACGGGCGGTTCTTCCACGTTCTCAGTCCCTGCAAGCACGAGCGCAACAGTAGGGAGCGCCTGCGGATGGCACGCCTCTTTGCCTCAGCGCACATTCCACGCGCCTATGAGACGGATACGTTCGCAGATTACGAGGTGACGGGCGGAAACAAAGGAGCGGTAGATGCAGCGCGCATGATGGTCGACGGTGAGATCGGCGGGCTGTTTGTCTACGGCGTGCGTGGCACGGGCAAGACCAAACTCGCGGCAATCATCGCAAATGAGCGGGCGAGAGCCGGAAAGCCTGTGCTCTTTGCGTCCGTGCCTGATCTCATGGCAGACATCCGCGCATCGTTTGACGGCGGCAATACAGCGGAGACGGTGCAGGCAGTCAAGGAGACGCCGTTTCTGGTGCTCGATGACCTCGGCAGCGAGAAAATGAGTGAGTGGGTGGGCGAGCAGCTGTTTTGCGTCGTCAACCACCGCTATAACGAGCGCTTGCAGACGGTTGTGACGAGCAACTACAGCCCGACGGAGATCATCGGTCACATGGCGACCGTAGACAGGCGTGGCAACGTGATTGACGACATGCAAGGACAGAGGATCATGTCGCGCATTTACGGGATGTGCGAGCGTGTGGAGATTAAGGGCGCTGATTGGCGAATGAGAGGAGCGTGCTGAGATGGGCGCAGAAGAACGGGCAAAACGCCTCACGGATATTACAAAAATCGTCGAGGAAAAAGCGAAAGACATTGATCGTTGCCACATGGAAGGTAGCTATGAAACTGATAAACCGTGGGAGGAAATGGTTCTTTGGCTTCGGAAAGCGAGAGAATGCGTAGACTCTTTGCTTGTGGCACCGGGAGGACAGAACATTGACACAACAAAGCCGCAGCCGTGCACGAGATTTTGGAATGCAGGTACGGTGGAGTGGATTGCGAAGCTCTCGGAGGAAACGAATGAGGTAATTCAGGAGGCAAAAAAAGTTTATGCGCTTGAAAAAGCGGATGAGGATGGCGTTGAATATGCGGGATGCATTGGAGATGCGGAAGTAACGCTCGCCGAAGAACTCACGGACGTTATCACGGTCTGTGTCTCGTGGCTTCATGCGCTCGGTTATGACGAGGAGATGCGCGGCGAGCTACAGCGGCTTGTGAACGAGAAGAACAAGAAGCGCGGGTATTTCTGAGGAGGCGGCGAGATGGAACAGCCAACAAAAGGGCAGCTTGAATACGCAAAAATACTCCTGCGTGAACTCGGGTATGACGTTGATGATTATCCGCTCCTAGACATGGATAGTGCAGAGGTATCGGAGCTGATCGACGAATTGAAAGACGAGCTATACGGATGAGGTGATAACATGGACGAATACACGCCCTGCAAGAAGCCCGACCCGACGGCGCGGGAGGCAATCGGGAACGTGATGCGTCTCCTGCGGGTGCAGAGCAG